TACCGGCTGCAAAATCTATTTTAGTTGTGTTACCTGCTGATGTATCGATTACCGTGGTTCTTGCTAGAGTGTCGGGAGACGCGTCACCAATAGTTCCAATACCTATTTCCCATGTACCGTCTGACTCGTGTACAATAATATAATAAGTTGTATTTGTATCACCAACACCAGTTACAAATGTCTCAAAACCAGTTGCAGCGCCACCTAAAGATATAGTACCCTGTCCAGTTGTCGTTGTGGTTTCTTTGACTCTATCGTTGAGAACTAATGCCATTCAAACCTCTAACTTAACCTTATAATTGCTGTGCTCGTTCCTGCTGCTGGAAATTGTATTGTAAATGTGCCCGCTGTAGTTGAGAAATTACCACCAAAATCTAACCAACAAACTGCACTAGCACTTGCTGTCGCTGCCGCTCCAGAAGATTGATATATTAATGCATATTGTGCTGTTACTGTTACCGTAGTCCAAGATGTGTCATCAAAATCTACAAAGGCTGTTGATGCACTTGATCCCCCAGTTACACCGTTTTTTGATAATGTATTTCCCGCAGCTGTGTAACCTGTTCCCGATGCTTCGTTTGTTGTGTTATAAACAGTGTCTGTTGCCGCAGCAGTACGTGAAGATGTATACAAAGCTATTTTGTATGTATCACCACTTGTTGTAAAATTGTGATTACCTTTTAAAAGTTGGTCTTTAAAAACATTTGATATTGCATTAGCCATAAAATCTCCTTACGGGTTTCCTGATGGAATTGGTATTCTTACCGTACCATCTCTATTATCGTCTCTTCTTCTGAAACCCATTTGCTCTGAAGATAAGACTTGAATTGCTCCTTGATATGATTGCGTGTACATAGCCATCATTTCAGGGTTTTTTAGAAACTTAAACGCTTCTACAAGGCAGGCATATAATAAAGCATCTGGAGCATTATTACTAATCCAAGTTGTTGCTGTACTTGAAGATAGTCCTGTTGGTTGCGCTATATACGCAAGTTCCATAGTATACGCTGCATTTGGTGTAGGAGCAACAAACAATGTGTCTTGATCCCAATTTGAATAATATTTTGGTATACCTGTGCTGCTTCTATTAGGCCAATATTCAGACATAAAAGCCTGATCTTTTTTAGTTAAAATTATACGTTCGTTATCAGTTAAACCACCTAAAGAACCAGAAGCACTAAATATGGAAACCGTTCTAACATATGAAAAATCTGTTGGAATTTGTCCTGGTGTTGCAACAAAGGCGTCTGACGCAGTTAAAGCAGCTGTAGCATATTTTCTAAACGCATCGGAATCTACTTGTCTAAATATTTTTAGTTCTGCGTGTTCGATAAAATCATTAATAATAGTTGTCGTTAAAACATTACTATCTGTTTCTGTATAATCTCTTATCTGTGTTACTAGCTCTGAATATGTGGTCATGGTGTTATTGTAACGGGTCCTGCATAAGCGCGAAACCCTCCTCCTCTTATATTACCAGTTGTTGCAGTATCTGTCGACACTGAGAATGTGTATGTATCCGTGTCTACCACAGTTATTGTGTAGCCTGCAGACCTGTTTATGTTTGTAGCTGTAATACCATCAAAACTAAGAGCGTCGTAAAAACGAACAGTGTCACTTGTTGATCTGCCATGGCTTTCTTCTGTTACCGTAATTGTTGAAGAACTAGCAGACCCTGTTTTAAAAGAATCACTTTTTAATAAATTAGGTGCAGCTGTTTCAACTCTATCTGGTCTTGCATTAACTAAACCTTGAGCGTCTGCTCTATGAATGTTTGGTTCTATCTGTGGGTGCTTTGATTCAAATTCAGATTTGTGCACAAACGATCCATTCCACTCTTTAACCATCTCTGTATATGGAAAAGCCATACCACTACGATCTGATATTGCTTTTGATTTTCTTCCTGATGCATAATTAGACATTTGGATAATACGCTTTCGGGGTTAAGTAAGTGCTAGTTGAAGAACCATCTTCAGTTAACGCTCTGTTTAATTCGTCTTCATAGTTCATCTTTAAAATATTAACTAGCTCTGGTTTAAATTTTTGAGATAGATAATAAGCGAGTCCAGAAACCATACATGGTACAAATCGATAAGGAACATCTGCTGCATTAGTATAATTACCCACGTCCTCTATTCTTTTTATAAAATAAATTCTCATATCAGCAGAAGCTGCTGTTGAATCCGGTGTGGGATATATACTTACTGTAACTCTATCAATAAAACGTTGTACATAATATTGACTAGGTTGACCTTTTGTTAGTTTAGCGGACAACGCAGAATATGTTGACCTGTCTATCTTTGACATGGCTGTATCGTTCTGTGTTGTTTGAGTTCTATTTGTTCTGTATGTAGCTTCAAGAACATCATCCATACCAAAAATGGTAGATGGTGTTTGATTAGTTGTAGCTTGTGCCCTGTTAGTGTCTGCTGTATCGTCAGCAGCACTTCTGAAAAAATGATACTCAGCTTGTCCTTCAACGAGATCAATATTAGTTTCTTGCAGTTGCCAATAGTGTATTCCTCTATTGCCCCATTCTTGAAACATTATATTTAATGAACGTCTTCCAGATTTTAACTGATAACTAGTAAGCTCTTGTACACCAATTCGATCGTAAGCTTCTTCTAGAATTTCATCTATATAAAAGCTACTTTCGAACGTTGCTGTTCCTGAAGTAGTGTTTGGCATATGCTACTCCTTATTAATAAGTTTTAATCCACTCGCAAGTAACTGTTCCTGAATCTCCAGAGGTACATGCTGGAAACACCAACTTAACATCTCCTGTAACACCACTAGCGTCATTGTTTTTAAGACCACCTATTGAACTGTAATCTAAATAACCATCACCCTCTAAAGTTAAAAAAGTTGCATCAGTGGTTGCATCCCAAACTAGTCTAATTGCATCTACTTTTGCCGTCATAGATACACTGTACCAAACTTTGTTTAGAGTAACTCTACTTGGTGCAGGACTTAATCCTGAAACATCAACTATAGTTGTAGTTCCGCCTGTGCTATCAGACACGTTATTATAATGAGTAATTAATTTTTTATCACCTTGAAAAAGTGTTTGCGTTAATACTACGTCCGCCATTTTGTTTTCCTCCTACTAAAGAGTAGGGGCCATTACGCCCCTACTCAGAGTTTTAATTATTATCTTTCGATGATTGCTGTTACGTAATCAACAACTAGTGATTTAGCAGCAGCTGCACCAGCTTGAATAGCTATTGTTACAGTTAGCTCTTCGTTATCTGGTAAATTTGTATTAACAACTTTTACAGGTTCTGCGTTATTAATTGAATAATAAACAGCGTCTCTGTCTGGATCTATGAACCATGTCGCAGTTACAAATGTGTCATCTGCTAATGTAGCAATAGCAGCAGATTCAGTTTCTGTGCCATCTTTTTCTACAACAAAATCAAGATTAGTATCTCCGTCATCTTTTCCAAACCAAACACCGTCTGTAACAGCGTCTATCGCAGTTGTGTCTGTGATTGTTAATCCAATAAGCATGTCAGACTGTGTAGCGTCACTCAGTTTAAATCTAGTTGAAAAGTATGCTTTCTTACTAGTGCTTAATTTAAAAGCTTCGCCTTTTAATTGTAACTCTTCAGAGTCATTGTCTGCATCATTGGTTGTAATTATTAATGCACCACCAGCCGAGCTAGTAGTTCCAATAACTTCACCTGAATCACTACCACCATCAGTAGATGTAATAGTCCAGTCACCTGCAGTGTAGGTAAAAAAGTCGTTAGAATAACCATAGAACGTTTGGTCCGATGCGTATTGTTGAAACATTGGTAAGTCTTTTTTTGCTTTAGTAGCAACTGTGTTACCAGCCCAATGTATTAAGTTTTGAAAATGTGGGTTTGCCATATTTTTAATCCTCCTAGTTATGTCAATGTAGTCCTCTAGGCAGTCGACTACGTGCGTCTACATCAACTAATTATCGTAGTTTTTTAAATATACTCTTTTAAATGTAAATATGCAAATAAAAAGGGGCCCGAAGGCCCCTTAATATTGTTGTCTTAATCTAGTGATTAAGCACCTGGAGATCCGAAGATACCTCTAGGATCAGAGAAGCCGAAGCTGTATCTTTCCCTAGCTTTATATCTAACGTTTCCAGTATCGAAGTCGCCTTCCATAGCAGTTTTTAAAGCTGCTCTGTTAAACATTTTTAATCCGTTAGGAATGTCTGTTTTAATGAAGAACGCATCTGTATCAGTTAAGTAATTGTTTACTACATAACCTTGAGGGATCATCCCTTTAGATACGATTGCGTTGATGTCATTATCAGCAGTTCCAACACGATTAGCAGTTTTCATTAGTCTTTCAGCTGTGAATTGAAGCTCAGAAGGAATAATCATTTTTACTCCTTTTGCTGCAATCTTTAGACCACGCTCATCAACCATTGCAGCGATGTCAATCAAAGCTTGCTCTAGTGATGTTTCGTTAAGGTCAGCAGAAGTGCTTAACTCATTTTTGAAAGTTCCAGCAATTACTGGGTGGTCAGTAGCACAAAGCTCCTTACCATCACCGCCAGTAAAGCTAGAGTCAAACGCATTGTTTAATACGTTTGCTGCTTTAACTTGCTTCGTGTTAGCCATAGATCTTGCTAGTGCTTTTGTATAACGCTTAGCGATACTATCATACAGGTTATCCTCAACAGCTTCCTCAGTGATAGAGAAAGCGAGAGCAATTGTCTCGTGAGTGTAACGTGCAGTGAAAGTCTCGTTAGCAGAATCAAAAGATACCGCAGAACCTTCCGGCTTAACTGATGCGTTAGCAAAACCAGCTAACATTACTTCTTCTTCAAAAGCTCTGTCTGAACTTTCAACATCGAAGATTTCCGCATGCTGGTTTTCGTAGTTTTTGTACTCAAGTCCAAATAATGCATTTAGACCTGGCTCTAGCTCTTTTGCTAGTTGTTGTCTTGATATAGCCATTTTTTATGTCCTCCTAAATGCTATTATTATACACCAGCTACACCTTTTCCGTACTCGTGCTCGTTGATTGAAACGATCCAGTTTACGTTTGCAGAACCTACAGTGCTATTATCAGGGTCTCTTGAAAGACCGTGAATTTTTAATGTAGCTGCTCCCGCTGCTAGTGTTGAATCATCAAGTTCCGATTTGGAAATGAAGCTAGGTGAAGATCCTGCAGTGTACTCAATATCAGCTGCGTTGTTGATATCAGTAAGAGCAGAAGCTCCAGTGTTATTTGATTGAACTTCGAACCTTTGATAAGGATCGTCGTATACAAACCCCTTTATATCTGTAGCAGTATTACTTGCTTTCAGATGATTTGCAAAAGTAGGTTTGCTTGTTGATGCGTCAGTAAAGAAAACACCGTTAAGTGATCCTACAACATTACCTCCAGCGCCTGCAACTTCTACAGAACCATCGTTTTTTAGTTTTACTAAATCGTTTTGGTAAATAGCTGTTGCTGATGCAGAAATAATATGCTCGGATAAACCACCGTTGTCTGCATTCTGACCAACTTTACCTACGGGTCTTACACCGAAGGCTGCGTCTTTATTTGCCATATTATATTCCTCCTTAAGGAAATTAAGTTATTAAAATCGATGGGTAGGAATTACTAAAGGATTAGTCCTTCTTTGTACCACCAAAAGTTACACGAGCTTGCCTATCTTGATTGATTGGCATGCTTGGGTGCTGTTCCTTCAAAACATCGTTTTCTAAAGCGTCATTGCGATCATTATTCATTTGTCTAAAATAATTTTCACGCGACTGTGCGAGTTCTTCTGGTATCCTAGCCAGCAATAGGCCACCGACCCCAATCACTCCTGCGTATTGGCCTTTATCATGAGTTGGGTACGCTGATCCTGGATATTCATCGGCTCTCACCAATTCCCATCCTGATCTTATCTTTCCAGACATGTTCTTCGTATCATCAAAGCCCATGCTTTCAGCACGTATCCACCTATGTCTATAACCATCTGGCGCAGGTGGTGCATCCAGAGAAGATGGAGGAGCCCAAACTTTAGGTTTTTCTTGTTTAACCCTAGTTTCGCTCACGCGGGAAGTTTTAACAGTTTTCTTTTCTGTATCTTTTTTTGTCATATGCTTATACCTCCTTCGCGGCTAATTGTTTCGCATATTCTTCTAGCGGCACACCTAATCTTTTAGAAATTGCTACCTGTGAGGGTGTGAGCTTCACAGTTTTTCTGCGTCCCTTTGCGGCCGGACGTTTAGCACTAGCTACATTTTGCACCGGAGCTTGGCTCGGTGCTGGTGCAGATTCCTCCACTTTATCAAATTTGTGTGGGAATTCAAGTCTTATTCGTCTATCTACTTCAGAATAATATTCGTTGCTTGAAGGGTCAAAACCTTCTTCCTCTACAAGCTTCCTGTGTATGTCAAATGCAGTGTAAGTCATTGCATTATCAGTACCAAACCACGAATTTCTTGTAGACCAATCTTCAGCTTTAGGGTCTATTTCCTGCGCTGCTTGGTATAATTCTTGGCTTGTAGGTATTTGTTGAGCAAACTGATTAACCTCTTGTTCTGGTCTTTCAATAGGTCTTTGCTTTTTTTGTTCCTGTAGATTTTGTATTTGTCTTAGTCTACCTTCTTCCATAGAAAGTTGTGCTATAGCTCTTTGTGCTTCTACTTGAGCATCAATATCACCTGCTTCTGTAGCAGTTTTTAAATTTGCTTTAGCTGCAGCCATACCAGCAGTAACTTTTTGTTCAAGTTCTGTAGCATAGTTTTTACCTAAACTTTCATTTTGGGTTTTTAATTTCGTTGCTTGTTGTTGAACACTTTGTGCGTATGCAATAGCTTCTTCTTTTTGCCTTTCAGCTTCACGCATCTTACGTGTAAGTTTAGCTATTCTTTTGTTAACACCTTCTGAGTATTCATTGAGTTCGCCTTTTTGAACATCAGACTGCTCAGCAGATTCCTTAGGTGCACTAACGGACTCTTCACTAACTTGTTCGACCTCAATCTTTTCTTCCTCTAATGATTGTTCTGGTGCTACTGCATCAAGATCAATCTCTTGTTCTTGTTCTTCGTTGTCTCCAACGTCTATTATCTTTTCGTCGTCTTGCATAGATTATCCTCCTCTATGATTACATTGCGTGCAAGATATCTTCTGGGTTTTCTATTGTCCCTAATATCTCGTCATCGTTTAACATTCGTATCTCACCACCATCAATCTCCATTCGCGATCCTGCATATCGTGCAAAGATCACCCAATCTTTCTCCGCGCACCACGGACCTGTAGGATACTTGTCGTCATCCTTGTAACAAAGATCACCCATCTTCAATACGTATCCAACTTGCGTTGCTACACGTGCGCGATCTAATGTTTCCTGTGCTATGATAATTCCGCCTTCGGTTTTTTCTTTAACCTTAAATGGCATAACAAGTATACGCCACCCAGTAGGGTTCGGTAACTTTTCTAAACTTGTGGATTGTGTTTCTTTTTTAGCTTCTTTAGCTTCTTCTTTATATTTATCTTCTAATGCGTGTGACTTTGTCATCATCGTTATCTGGCTCCTTAGGGTTTAGCAGGTTAGAGAGTTCCTGTTTTACTTGATCCAAAGTGTGGATCTTTCCGAGAATATAGTTGTATTTGTCCATACTGTCAACACCACCACCAATTAAAACTTGGCTGTTGTTGTCCATACCTTCGTCGAGTAGTCTTTGTAGTTTATATATTACGTTTATCGGGTCTATAGCTTCTGACATATTTCTTTTTCTTATCTCCTAGTTTATGCCAAAACTCATCAAGAGGGTTGGCTTTTTGTTTACAGCATTCCCCCGAACGTGCTTTTTCTTCCGTGTGACAATCACACGTCTCTTCTTCCCCCATCGTAAGTCCCCCTTACTTTTTCTTGAAAATATCGGCTCCCTTTAGTCCGTATATACTAGCGACGACGCCTACAAATAGCGTCTGGTACCAAAAAGGCAAATTATTGAACTGCTCAAAGAACATGTGCAGTTTGGCTTGGATGTCTGGATCGTCACTAAACACACTCCATATTAATAAAATCACAGGCGCGCTTACAAGGATAAGAACAAATTCGTCTTTCCATCCCTTGTCGTTTGATTGTCTTACAGCGGCTTGGTACTCCACTTCTCCATTCGCCATTTTCTGTGCGTGCAATAAAGCAGCGTCCGACATAAGTATTTTTGCTTTTTGTTTATTAGCAAAAATAGCTGAACCGGTTTTCAATACCGTAGGTAGAAGTGAGAGTAATGGTCCCATTAATTATTTTATGATTGCTACTATGATAATAACGATAATGGCAGCTCCAATAAGTTTAGTTTTTAAACCCATTTCATTCCATTTATCCATAACTTTTTCTTTTAAAGATTCGATCATGACGACCTCCTTTTTTTCTTTTTTACACCTGCTTCGCTGAGCGCGATAGCTATAGCTTGTTTTTTGTTTACCACTTTTTTCTTACTTTTACCAGATTTAAGTTTACCTGATTTATATTCTCGCATTACCTTGCTGATTTTAGCGTCTTTTTTCATTAATTATATCAGCCCGCCTTAGGAGATGACTCACCGCCACCGCCGCCTTTAGGTTTATTCTTTTGTGCAGCTTTCCTCGCTGCTTCTTCTTCGGCTTTTTTCTTTGCTTGTTGTGCGGCTAAACTAAATCTATCCATATCAGAAAAACCTTCTTTAATTTGATCTTCTGTTAAACCAAAAGGTGTGTCCATATTACTTGGTGGTCTAGAAAATGCTCCAACAGGTGCATACGGATCGTATGATACATATGGATCATACCCTCCTGCTGTTGATGGTAGTCCTGTGCCAAGTGTTGATGGATCATACAAAGGCATTGTGCTTACATATGGTGTGTAAGCTTGTGGCGTTCCAGATTGTAAAGAAGATAATATCTCTCCTATGTCCATTCCTGGATTCTTTTCGTTTCCTGGAATAGATGGGGATATACCCATGCCTTGATCTCTATCATCTACTCCATCATTATTAAAATCTCTAAAATCAGCAGTTCTAAAAGTTGGTCCCATTGATTGCTGCATTCCAGATAGTAAGCTGCCTAGTCCATAAACCGATGATGGTTGTTGTGGCCCCATTGGAAATGCTCCTCCTGGAGACCCCATTGGTTGCCCGCCATCTTGTAAACCTACACGGCCACCATCTGCAAAAGAATAACTTAATTTTGCTGATGCTTCTTCTGCATAAGGATTAATGTCATATCCAAAAGATAAACCGTCCTCTTCATCACCATAAACACCTTGTAAAAAATTATATTTTTTAACTTGATCAATTAGAGATGGTTCTTTTATCGGTGTGTATGCTGTTGTAATAGGATCTATAGTAGGTGCGTCTAAACTTGGACCCATAAGATCGTTTTTATTGTTGTCTGGACCGCCTCCTGGATCAGGTGTTCCACCGAAACCACTTCTTCTACCTCCTCTAAGTCCACCTCGAGGAGATTGTCCACCTACGCTAAATCCTACACGGCCACCGTCTGCTTTAAATAAATCATGATAAGGAGAACCTGCATCATACAAAGGTGAATCCATTAAAACTTTATTACCGTAAATATTTGTATCTCCTGCTTGTAAGTCATAAGTGTCTCTGTGCTTATCAAATCCGATACCGCCGTATACTTGATCCTGTGCTGGGCCTTTGTAAAAATCATCTATCTCTTCGTCTGTCATTCTTTTAGAAGAACCCTCTATAAGATTTTTCGCTGTAAAAACTCCACCATCAAAAATCAAATCAGCGACTGTTGCTAAAAGATCTAAATCACGGTTTTGAAACTCATCGCCAAATACTTTTTGTGTACCGTCATCAGCGGTATACTCTCCAGCTTGACTTTGATCTATATCAAGATTACTGCCTCGATCCGGGTCTCCAAGTGGCGGTATTTTATCTTCATCTTCATCGCTTTGTGCCATAAGTTTAGCTAAACGATCCTCAATTGATTCTCTTTTTTCTATACGATCAGGCATCATGTCTGCGTAGCCTGTACGGTCAACGCCGCCTTGCATCATTCTAAAATAATCTGCAGTGCTCATTACCATTAGATTTGACCTTCTTTAATTGTTGCTTGCATATTCTTTATGCCATCTTTTGCTAGTGATACACTAGCTCTAAGTTTTGCGTGATTGTCATTCTGTTCTAATTTATCTTCAGCTAGTTCTCTGTTCTGCATCATCTTAGCACGTTCTATGTTTAATTTATCTTCAGCCTCTTCTTGTCTAGCTTGCTCTTCACGTGCTTTCAAATCAAGCTCTCTATCTTTTAATTTCAATAATGGATCATTTTCAACTTGATTCAAGACTTCTTTTTCTGCTTTTGAGTAATCATCCATAAACTCAGCAATTAATTTTGCTTTTCTTGCTTCCATCTGCACCATTAAGTTAGCTTCTTGCTGTTGTAGTTGCTGCATTTGCGGATTTTGTTGCATTTGTTGCATAGCTTGTGGATCTTGTTGCGCTTGTTCCATCATAGGCTTTACTTGTTCCATTACTTGTTCCATTTTTTGTTTTTCTTCTGCAAATTCCATGTCAACTTGCTCTGTTGCCATTAAAAGTATGTGTTCCATGCAGTTTTGCTGCAACATTCCCATTGCTGCAGGGTTATTTCGTATAACAGTCGTCCCCATAAACCTTAAATGTGATTTCATGTGCGCTTGGTGGTCTTGTTTTGGGAAAGCTTGGAATTTTTTACCGTTCAAGGCCAAAATATTTTCACTTGCAGGGTCTAAAGCCGTAGGTTGTGGAGGTGGTGGTAGTAATTGGTCAATATCTTTGACGCCTAGTGCTTCATACATGTGTCTATACGCGTGATAGATGTTATGCATTTGGGGATTTGTCATTGCAATTTGCATTTCTGATTGTGCAATACTGATTCTTTGTGTCTGTGAGAAGATATTAGGGTCTGCTACAGGTATAATATCTACCTTAGGACCAAAATCAGCTTTAAATATTTGGTTTTGTCCACCAACAACATCATACGGATACATGTTTGGTAGATAAGTTATAAAAGTATCTGCTAATAACATAAACTCACACTTCATCGCTGCATATAAACGTTTATGTATCGCTGACATAACCCGCGATCCACGTTCCAAGAGCGCAACTGTAGTGCCCACGGCTGCCGATTGGTTACCATCGCCCACTTGCATATCAGCAATACTCGCGAATCGCTGACCGGATTGAACAACCGTGCTCAATAGTTGTAGGAGCGTGGCGTCCGGACCTTTGAAAGGTAACGGCATGAACGCATCTCTAAGGTTTCCACCAGGTGCATCAACGTCACGGAACTCGCCCGGCTGCAACGGTTGAGCTTCGTCTCTGACGCGGATGCCTCGCATTTTGAATCCGGCCGGTAAATTTGACAAGGTGCCGGCGTCTAAGAGTTGCCTTAGAGCGGCTGTGGCAGTTCTTGATAAACCGCCGATCATGTGGATTAGGCCGAACCCGTAAAATCCGAGTCCTGGTAGAAATTTGAAATGAACAAAATAATCTTGTCTGTTTTTTAACAAGTCATTTTGTTTATAATTACGTTTAATAGATAATACTTGTGCTGTGTTTTCTTCTATCGTTACAATGTATGGAAACTTAATGCCCGAAGACTCACCTGTTTGTGGATCAATATCTTCGAACCCTGGAATTTCTAAATGCACATGTGCTTCAAGAACAGAAAACACTTCTGTGTTTCTAGGTTCTACACCAGACATTTCATCTTTTTCATTCTCTACGTCGTTTGGACTGTATTGACCTTCATCATTTAAATCTATGTCTTTGTAAATACCTGCAAGTTGATATTGTTTAATATCATTGTATGTCATCTTTACACGATGAATAATTGTTTCTGTATCATCTAATGATGTTGCTGTGTATGGAACATATAAATCTTCTGCAGGCACAAACTTAGAAACACTTCTTTGTAAAATTGCATCGTAATAAACTTTTTTAAATGTAGAACCTGATAGTGGTAAGTTAAATAACATTTGATCAAACTCTGGTTCATATTCTTTCATCTCAACCATGATTTGATAGTTCATAAAATCTTTTACACGTGTTGCTTGCGCAACTTTGTCAGATGATTCTAAACCCATAATCTGAGTTCTAACTGGACCACCTGCTGGTAGTAATTCTTTATAAGCTAGTGCTTGGAATTGTGTAACTGCTTCTGCAAGCACAGGGTGCGTTGCACCTGATGCACCTTGAAATGGTTCTGCTCTGTCTTCGTATTTAAATCCTAAAAGTTCTAAACCTTTTTTGTATGTTTGTTCCCACTCATCTCTTGACGATGCACACTCGTCAAACTCTTCTAATATATCACCTGCAATTACATTTAAATCACTGTCTTCTAAAAATTCTGCTAAATTTGCATCATGCTGTTCTGCACCTTGCATAGCTTCTGCTTGTGGGTCTAGGTTTATTTCTGCTCCACCGTCTTCTGTCATTTCAATATCAATGTCAGATGGATTTAAGTCTTGCGCCTCTAGTTCTACGTCTTCGGGTAGAACATCAACAGGCATTTTACTTTTTTCCATTAGGTCTTTTTCTACAGCCATTATTTTCTCCTATATAGTGTACCCATGCCTTCTGACATAGGTCCTTTTTGTGGTGGTGTCAACCCACCTTGGTTAGCTTCAAAAAGTTTTGGTAGATACTTTTCTAAATCTTCTAGTGCATCATTAATATTAGACATTCTTGTTGATCTGCTTAGCATTGGTTTATCTCTAATAGCGTCTAGTGTTGCTTCGTTTATGTAATCAATATCTGCAGCGGATGTTATACCGCCGTCAGCTTTTTTTGTACGTGGTTTAAATGGTATTATGTCTGCTGATTTTTTTGAAAACTTTTTTTGTAATAACTCAGGCAATTGATTAAAATCTACTTGAGCTCCAATTATTTCTGAACCATCAAATATTGGTTTTGGTGTTATGTCTCCTCCTAACCTTTCTATTTGAATAATATCCTCTACTCTAGCTACAGCATCATCCATGTATTCTAAGTAATCATTACTTAAACGTGAATTGCCTTCCCCATAAATTTGGTTTCTAACTTTATCTTTCATTGCTGTTGCAATGCTCGTTCTTTGTTCTTGATTTAACAAACCAAGTTTTTGACCTGTTATTATAGCTTCTGCTTCTCTTAAACTTTGATGAAGACCATCTGCTGTTGCTTGATCTGAAACTTCGTCAGGAACTCTTTTAAGTTGTTCTTGAAATATTTTATCAAACTGATCATCAGAAACACCTTTGATTTTAACTTTTTGTTTGTAGGTTTGTTTTTTACCAAAAGGTTTTTTACCACTTAGTATAAGTCTTGCAGCTTGTTCAATACCTTCACCAAGTAGTTTACCTCCTTTAAACATACCTACACGGCCACCTTCATTAAAACCACTTTGACTACCAGCTGCTTTATACATACTTTGTAAAAACGCTTCCGCTCCCTCTGGATCGTCTTTTATATATCGTGCTAATTTATCATTTTCAAAAATTGCATTAGCTCTAAATTTTTCATAATCAATTAATTTCATAAACGCAGATTTCATTTGATCACCATATCGTGGTGATTCTAATACCATGTCCTCTAGTTTACCTATCTCTTCAAGATCAGTAAGTTCATTTCGTATTAAACTTTTAATTTGTTCCATATCACCAACAACGTCACCTCTATGCCCTGTTTGGAACGGACCTGTCTTAACCATGTCTCTTTCTAATGCAGGGTTTACTCTTTTTAGTAATCCCAATATTCCACCTTTAAACTTTCCAATACGTCCGCCATCCGCGTTCAACGTTCTTTTTGGATTTAAAATTCTATTAAGTTGCTCAAGTGCTTCTTCGATACCTTGTTCATCAGCAATACGATTAAACTCATCTAGTTGGCTGTTCATTTCTTGCATTTGTGACAACTGTATTTTTAGTTCGTTGTTTTGAGCTTCTAGTTTTTTAGTGCTCTCTTCCACCATTCTATTTAAGTCTTTTTGCAATGGATTTAAGTTTTGTCTTTCTAAATCATAACGCTTACGTGATTTTTTAAGTGCGGCTGCTGTTTCATAATCTACTTCGGGATCACGTGCTGGTCCAAACATCTCTGTTTTCTTTGAACCCTTCTTTTTAAATAAAGAAGCCAAACCCTTTAATAGTTTTATCTTTGACATTAATAATACGTCCTTTGTTGTTGCGGTAGCGGCTCATCCTCATAGTCTTCGGGATGGTCTACAAAACCACCTTGTCTAAATCTCATTACTGCTTGAGTCATGCTGTCCACTAAGTCATCGTGTTCGCCTAGTGGGAATGCAGCGCATTCCTCAATCACCTCTTCTGCCCACTTCGTTTCTGGTGCCCAAATCATACCAGATTCAAACAAAGGTGCAACAGAGTTTATTCTTGTATGTTTATCATTTCCTTTGCTAGGTGTAAAGTTAATAACGGGTATACCAAGTTTGCGTAATTCATCAGTTAACGGCATACCTGAAGCTTTTGCCTCTATTATCACTGTTTCTGGCTTCCAATAGTCGTATTGTTCTTTTGCAACTCTACGCAGTTCTGGAAAGTCGTATCGATCTTTTATCATGTCCATTAGTATTAACTGCGGTCCGCTGTCCTCGTCTGGTGTAAATACACCCCATGTTGTAATAGCAGAATAGTCAGCAGTTTCTTTTTTTAAAAACGCTGTATCATAAGACTGTATAACATGTTGCAGTGGTGGTAGTTCTTCTTTCTCCCACACGTTCCACCATTCACGTTTTATAATACTGCCTTCAGCTGCTGTCGGATTTTGTTGGTATTGCGCATTCCATTTTAGTATACTCACGGATGCTTTCACCGCTTCTAACTCTTCTAGTTTCCAATATCCAGGCCACACCGGTTTACCGCTGGGTAAGATTGCAGGAAACTCGATTACTTCCCATTGGTCTGCTTTTGGTTCTGCTTGCGCTTTCATTAACTTTCCCGTCAGGTCTGCGACATTCCA